GTTGATAACATAAAGTCATCACTAACCACATTATATCCTTCACGAGTTGGTTTCAATGAACCAATTCCTCTTGAAGAAACACCAAGTTTTACTCCTTCATCAATAAGGTTTTTAGCAATATTTCCCATTGGTGTATTGAGAAGTTTTGCTTTACCAATGAAGTTAGTTCCATTCTCTTTAAGAGAAACAATCTTATGAGATACTCTATCAAGATTGACAGTAGGACCTTCTGGATGACCAAGTTCACCAAGTGCTCTTCCAGTCACAATATTGGATTCACTGTATCTTTGTACTTCCTTTTTCAAGGTTTCCATTGGATACATTCTTCCATTACGATTTTGGATATCACCTTGGAGGAAGATACCTTCAATATACATTGATTTCTTACCGTTTTTTTCTTCAACGATAAAATCAACTGTTTCTATTTCTTCTCTAATGAGTTTCATCAGGCATCCCCCGAAATTTGAACTTGCTGATACCAAAGAGCACCATATGGTTGTACAGATACTCCTTTATTACTAACCTTAACTACATCTCTTGCTTCTGCATGATGTGATTGTGAATCTACAAAAGCAGTAAAGGCAGTTCCAACAAAACTAGTATAATCATTGGCCACTGTCATTTGAGTGTTATTAGTAGGATAGTTACTATTAATACTAGTAATTAACTTATTACTAAATTCCCAATGCTTATTAACTGAATTAGTTGTTGTTACTGATACCAATTGATCAACTGCAAAAGGACAACCAGTTCCTTCAGGGAAAGTTATTACTGTAGTAGCACCACTAGTGGTCATTCCAACAACCCTTTGAGCTGAAGGTCTTCCTATATTAATAGTAGATGTTGAATTCTTTAAAATCACAGCATCTGTTGCTGCGGCTGTAGGTGTTGATCCCACTCCAACTGCAACATGACAACTTGCTGAATCAGCAGATAATCTTAAAGTATTAGATCTATGCTGAATAAAGGAAGATGTGGTAACAGTTGTACCATTTGCAGCTATTGCTATGGAACCACCAGCTCCAACGGGTTGAAACGCCATTATTTTTAATTACAATAGTCCTATACGTTAGTTATTTATTAATTTTCTACACCCTGTTCTACAGGTTCTTCTGCAGATTCTGGTCCTTCTAATTCAATATCACCTTCTAATTCAGCTTCTGGTTCTGGATTATCTAAATCTATATCTTGATCAAATAATCTACCAGCAACATCAGGTTTTAAATCAGAAATTTTATCAGCACTCTTTGCATAAAGCAAATCTTTGATTTTATCACTTATTTGAGAAGGAGAGTCATCCGTCACCAATAAATCCATTAATTCATCCATAGTTAAAAATTAATAATACAACGTCGTAGGGTTATTTATAAGTCTTGTATAGACTCTGATCCACCAACTGAAAAAGGATTATACTTTGATGTAGCAATTTCATACATCTTTTGGTGTATATTTTCCTCTTCGTCTTGTGGTTCTACTGAACAAGGTGGGTCATATTTGTCTGAATCTGTAGCAATAGGCATGGAATCTAGGGGGTTATATTTGTAATTAGGATCAAACCATTCATCATAAGATAATACTTCTGGTGCTGGATAGGTCATTTTTCCTCTTTATATTTCTCCTCCTTTAGGAGGCTCTATCTTTTTTTCTGTAGGAGCAGGGTCTACAGGATTTGCGCCCATATCTCCATTAATTTGAGGTGCTGCTGGATCTAAAGGCATTCCAGTTGCAGGATCAACAGGAGCATTTGGATCTGGAATTATTCCATCTTTAATTTCTTTTTCTATTTGATCATCCTGTTCAATAATTTCTCCATCACTTTGACGAAGAATATGTCTTCTTACATAATCAGCAGAGTAATATTTTCCAACATATGGTTCTGCTGCACCAGCAAGATTTAATCTTTCTTGCATAAGTTCAGCATCCTTAAGTTCAGCAAAATGATTATCATATAAGAAGTCATACTGAATATGATCTTCCATTATATCCCAATCTTCTGGGGTGATAACATTCTTCAATATTAATTGAGTTCTCAATATATCACTGAATAGATGAGAAAATCTCTTTCTCATTCTTCCTACAAACTTACTAAATTTTACCTCATCTCTTAAAATTTCAGAAGATCTACCCATATTAAATCCACTTTCTCCACCAATTCTAGTTTCAGGTACATTTAATGCCTTATAAAGTTTCTTTTGGAAGTAATTAATATCAGTAATTTCACCAAGATTTTGTCCACCAGGTAATGTTGTAATTTCAGTTCCTCTACCACCTTCTCTTCTAGGAAGCCAAAAATCTTCCATCATACTCATAAATTTCTTATCATCACGCATCTCACCAGTATTAGCATCATAAACTAACTTATTACGATACCTCATCATTACATCACGAAGGTATTGTTCTGCCTTAACTTTAGGTAGATTACCAACATCAATATAGAAAATTCTTCTTTCAGGTGCTCTTGATATCCTATAAATTACAAGACTATCCTCAATCATCATTAACTGATTAAGAGGTTTGATTGCTTTATGCATCCAAGAAAGTGTTGATCCTTTATTTCTATCTACAAGTCCAGAAGTACAATAAGTGACCGAATCACGAGTCATCTTAATTCCTTTTGCTGGATTACCACCACTAGAAGTATAAGTTGGAGTAGCATTTCCAGTTGGAGTATAGATGAAAAACTCTTCAATATCTGGAAAATTATATGCTGCTACATCATTTCTTGCCAATCCATTACCATTAGAATTCTTATCCTTCTTCATTGTGCGTATAAAACGCATCTTAGCAGCATCAATATATCTTAATTCTTGTATTCCTTCATGTGGTGCTTTTTGATCTATAACCTTATTATAATAAAGTCTTCCATCAATATACCAATTTCTGAATATTTCATGAGCTTTCTTATCAAAATCTAAAAGTTCTAATATAAACTGAAATTCTTCTCTTATTTTCTTTTTAATACCATCACTAGCATTTAAATTAGATAGTTCTATTTGTATAGGACTATCATTTGTATCAGATACAATTGCTTCATTTACTATATCTTCAATTGCACTATCACACTCTGGGTAGAGTGACATTTGCCTATATCTCCTAAGAAGATCATTCTCAGTTTTATATACGCCCTCAATATCTACATACGAACCAAAAAACCCTGAACTGACATAATGCTCCGATCCATCCTGATTATTAGGAGGGACAGGAGAAATTACGCCAGGTGGGGTTTTTTCTGTATCTTCAATAGAGAAACCAAATAATCTCGCCATCTTATATTAGTTTTTGTACTATTATAGCACTATTTATCAAGAAATTAAAACCTCTCCTCCAGATCCACTAGATTGTAATGAATTACCGATTGTGAAGTATTGAACCTTAAAGGTTACATCGAATTGCTCTGTTTCATCAGAACTATCATAACTTACAGCAATTTCACCAATTGTGGTTGGGAAGATATCATAGAATTTATATGTTCTTAGAATTGATGAGGCTCCACCAGCATTTCCGTCAGATGCTACATTAGCACCTCTACCTAACTGCTGAACATAAGCATCAGTCATATAAGCAGATGGATTAGTAACACCAGTGGCGTCATCCAACTTACTCATAACATTACCCCATGTCTCAAATGCGGTTCTTAGTTTGAAGTCTTCATCATTGATAACTGAAACTGTCCAGTCATCGAATGTTCTGTCTCCAGCAACTTTTAGAATTCTTCCTCTAAAAGGAATATCAATGCTCCCTACGTTCGAAGCAGGAAGTGTTGCGGACTTACATAAGAATTTAAAGATCCCATTCTCAGCATCATCACCAGGTCCCCAAGCACTTTGGATTGAGGACGGAAAAGTAGGAATTGATACTTCAAATAGGTTAGCTCTAGCAGCACCACCTGCCAGTTTTGCCTTAAATTGTGAGAGTGTTCTTGTTTCGGCCATTGTTAGTGATCCTCCTATATGTTATTTAATAAAGTTAAACAGTTCCTACAACTTCTTCGAATGCAACACCAGTTCTGGTGGCAACGAATGTCAGAGTGACATAATTGATAGACTTGGCAGGTTTCAAGTAAATATCAGCTCTAAACTCATTATTATCAATAACATCAGGGGTGTTATTAGTTTCATCACAAACAACTAGGAAGTCATATAGACCTCTCTTAGCTTGAACATCCCTTAGATATGGTTCAACAATATTTACAAAGTTCGACCTTGTGTTAACATCATTGAGTTCAAATAGTTGAGCATTTGCTGCACCTTCAAGTGCTTGCTCTACAGTTAGGAATAGTCTCCTAACATTGATTCTATCAAATGCAGATGCATATCCTAAACCAGTCTTATCACCAAAGAGTAAAATTCCTTGACCCTTCTGGTTAATAATTGGGTTAATCCTTGAAGAATAAAGAAGATCTCTTTGATCCTTATTAGGAGTATATGCTAATTTAACTGCATTATTCAAAATACCTCTTTGCTGACCAGCAGGTGAGAACCAAGGATAAGCAAGTATTCCTGTTCTGACCATTAATCCAGCAATATCTCCATTACATGGGATCCAACGGAACTCATTGTTGAATCTATCATACATGTACTTATATCCACTATCAAATACTGCATAAGATGAAGAAGAAAGTGGACTGAAGAATTTCAGTAGGTTGTTGGTCTGAGTTGTGTTATTAGTTACATTAACAACATTTGCTCTATGAGGTGAGATACAAGCAACACAATCCTTTCTAGCACCAGCAAGTGATATTAGAAGATTTGCTTTTGCTTGAGTTTCAGCCTCTTTATCAAGACCAGGACCCATAATTAAGAAGTCAACTGCAACATCATCACTATTCTCAAACTTATTGTAAGAGGTGAGTAAGTTGCCTAGAGTTGCTGTCATTCCATTACTGGAAGAATAATCAACTCCACCACCTAATGTATAGGTGACATTTCCTAAACTACTAAAGTTAACTCCTTGAGCATTTTGTCCCCAAAGACCATCAGCAGTAGTTACTTTAACATAATCTGGACTAGTAGATGATCCACTAAATCCATCTGCTTTAGGATCAGTCAACCAATAAGAGTCAACTCCTTGTGACGGATTATATCCAGCATAGAGTTGAGAAGAATTATCTACAAGATAATCTTTATAATATGTCTTCTTACCAGACTCTCCATCTGCGGATGCGTCTTTTGCTTTTGATAAGAATGTGTGCTTCTCAAGGATATTTCCTTGAATTCCTGTAATATCTCCAGTATCATCAACTATGACTAAATGCATTCCATCATTAGCACCTTGTCTTTCAGAAACATAATTACTTGTCTTTGGTTTACCAGCAATTGCTTTCCAGTAAACTGTGGAGTTTGTTAAACCAAGTGTCTGTTGATCATACCAATCAATTGCACTTGCTGCAGACCATTGAATTGCTGCTCCTCCACTACCAGTACCAGTATTGATACCAGAGTTATTAACCATCCATAACGAATCTGATGCACTAAATGATCTAGCGGGATCACTCTCAGCATAACTTATCTTAGTTTCCGTACCAGCGTATGATACCCTCGAAACAATCTTAACATCTATAGTACTAGAAGAAGCAACTGCATCAGTTGAAACTCCAGTAATAATACCTTTTAAGTAACCTGTGTATCCAGTAGTAGAACCAGCACCAGGTATAACCACATTATCTAATGCAACTGTAACACCATATCCAATTACCATTCCAGCAGCAGAAGGATTAGTAGTAGCAATTCCAACTGTTTGGTCAGCAGCATTGTCAATAGTACAAACCTTCATAGTATTGCCCCAAGAACCTGGGTTCTTAGCAGAATAAGTGAAGTCTGTTGCTGTGGTGTGATTACCTTCGTAATCATCCTTGCTATCGATCTGCAATGATGTTGTAGATGCAATTCCTACACCAGCATTAGCATTGTTTAAGGTATCACCACTAGTTCTAACTACCTTAAGAACTCCTCCGTATGATAGGAAGGATGAAGCAGCCATCCAATACTCATATTGCCTATCAGATGAAAGTGGCTTACCAAATGTATCAATAAATTGTTGTGAAGTCTGAATATCTACAACTTCATTTACAGGACCAATTTTAAATGGTCCAGCAATTGCTCCAATGTTATCTAATACATTCTCGGCTCTTCCGACTGTTAGATCAACTTCCCTGATTAATACACCAGGAGATAATTGAGGAGTCGCCATGTTTTTGTCTCCGAAAGTCTCAGTTTATCTGAAAATATTTATTCTTTTTGATGTTTTCAGAGGGGAAGCTTCGCACGAACACTACCAATCTGGATAAGACCAATCTGAAAAAGTCTTATGTTTTTTTCTATTTTCTACTACTCTTCTTATAGTACAGATCTTACATTCATAAGAATAAGCAGATGGTAAGGTTCCTCTTTCTTTACGAGTTAGATAAAATTCACTAACTAAATCCTTTACTTCACCACATACATTACATTTTCTTTCAGAGAATAATAAATGACCTAATTTAATCTGTTCATCTATTATATCCATTACATATAATCCCACATATAACTCATATCTACTCCACCACCCTTATCACCATACTCATCAGTAAACCATCTAGTACCTTCATCATCTGTAAAAGTATCTTCTCCATCTAATCCATCACTCATAAAACCAAATGGAGCCATATCTTGCTCTATCTGATTCTTTTGCTCTTCATATAATCTTTTCCTAACATCTTGATCTGTAAGTTCTTTAAAATAATCCTGAGCAACTAACCATGCATAGATTACAAGACACATTGCAAGGTCATCATTACATCCTTCTTCTGCTTGAAATGAATTATGCTTTTGAATAAAAGTAGTTAATTCGCTTAA